CTTAGGCAAAAGTTGCTCTTAGAGCAACACACATAGGCAAACATATTAGGAGAATAACTATGGCATCATTGGCAGAAATTAAAGCAAAACTACAAGCACAGGACAACAGCGGTCCAGGCAAGCAAAGCGGCGGAGGCGATAACGCAATCTATCCGTTTTGGAACATCCCAGAAAATTCAACAAGTGTAATTCGTTTCCTTCCAGATGGAGATACAGGAAACACTTTCTTTTGGCGTGAGCGTCAAATGATTCGCATGGAGTTTCAAGGAATCGAAGGACAACCAGACAGTCGTCGTTGTGTTGTAAACGTTCCATGTAATGAAATGTGGGGACCAGTTGGAAGCTGTCCAGTACTATCAGAGGTACGTCAGTGGTTTAAAGATCCAAGTCTAGAAGACATGGGTCGTAAGTATTGGAAGAAACGTTCATACGTATTCCAAGGTTTTGTAACTGAGAACTCACTTGATGAGGAATCTCCAGAAAATCCAATTCGTAGATTTGTAATTAATCCAAGTATCTTCAATATTATTAAAGGTGCGCTAATGAGTAGTGACTTTGAAGAACTTCCTACAGACCTTGAAGGTGGTACAGACTTCCGTCTTACTAAGACAACAAAAGGTCAATACGCAGATTACTCAACTAGTGGTTGGGCTCGTAGAGAACGTAGCTTAGATAGCAATGAACGTGCGGCTATCGAAACACATGGATTGTATAATCTAAATGATTATCTACCAAAACAACCAAGCGAAGCAGAGTTGGCAGTAATTGCTGAAATGTTTGAAGCAAGTGTTGATGGTAAAATGTATGATCCAGAACGTTGGGGTAATTTTTATCGCCCAGCAGGTGTACAAATTGATACATCAAACAGTGCACCAAATAATGGTAGTGCGCCAACAGCGGCACCTGCTCCAGTAGCAACGCCAACGCCAACACCACAACCAGTAGCAACAGCACCTACGCCAACACCTGCTCCAGTAGCAGAAGCGGCACCAACACCAACACCTGCTCCAGTAGCAGCTGAAGGTGACAAGCCAAGTGCGCAGGACATCTTAGCGGCAATCCGCTCAAGAGCATAAATCCATAACATATAGTTAAGGGCGGCAAATATGTCGCCCCACACTTTCTTTCTAGGAGATAATAATGGCAAGACCATTTGATGTAAGTAAATTCCGCAAGAGTATTACTAAAGCGGTGCCCGGACTAAGTGTTGGGTTTAATGATCCAGATACATGGATTTCAACAGGTAACTATACCTTAAACAAACTAATTAGTGGAGACTTTGAAAAGGGTATTCCACTAGGTAAAGTATCAGTATTGGCTGGTGAATCAGGCGCAGGTAAGTCATACATTGCGGCTGGTAATATTGTTAAACAAGCACAACTTCAAGATATTTTTGTTGTACTGATTGATACTGAAAACGCACTAGACGAGACTTGGTTGCATGCACTAGATGTAGACACCAGTCCTGAAAAATTGTTAAAACTTAACTTAGCAATGATTGACGATGTAGCCAAAGTTATGAGTGATTTCATGACAGACTACAAAAAAGAATGGGCAGACAAGGAAAAGGACGAACGTCCTAAAGTATTGTTTGTGATTGACTCATTGGGTATGATGTTGACACCAACTGATGTTAAACAGTTTGAAGCAGGTGATATGAAAGGTGACTTGGGTCGTAAGCCTAAAGCACTAACATCACTGGTTCGTAATACTGTTAATATGTTGGGCGAATACAACGTAGGACTAATGGCAACCAACCACACATACGCATCGCAGGATATGTTTGATCCAGATGATAAGATTAGTGGTGGGCAAGGCTTTATCTACGCAAGTAGTATTGTGGTTGCTATGCGTAAACTTAAACTAAAAGTAGACGCAGACGGCAACAAGACTTCACAAGTACATGGTATTAGAGCGGCGTGTAAGGTAATGAAAACACGTTATGCTAAACCGTTTGAAAGTGTACAAGTGGAGATTCCATATGAAACTGGTATGAGCCCATACAGTGGACTTGTAGAGTTCTTTGAAGCCAAAGATATTCTAAAGAAGAGCGGTAACAGTTTGGAATACACTAGCCACGTAACTGGTGAAGTAATTAAAATGTTCCGTAAGCCTTGGAATGCTAATAAAGATGGCGCATTAGACCTTATTATGAGCGAATGGGATGACATTGCTGTTGATCAGTTAACTGAACAACCCGTGGACGAAGATTCCGAAGAAGAACTAAATAGCCTTGATGAAAATTTATCCACTATTGAGGAATAATAATGAAACTATCAAGTAATGACGCAGTAAGTCTTGCAGAATTGTGGGACAGTATCAAAGCATATATTCCAGTTAAGGATAGAAGCACAGCGGCCCAGCATTTTTTAAGTGCGGTACAAGATAGTGCTTTGTGCGATCTAGAAGAACATGCAAACGAACTTCATGGAGTTTGTAGCATTCTAGATCGTGCCCTTAAGGAATATGATGTTGATGATGAATTAGAAGAATATGAAGAAGAATCTGAGTGGTAATTAGACAGTGAACTGGTTATCAAAGATACGAAAAGATATCAATCAAATAGTTTATGCGATTGACTACTATGAAAAAGAGCTTACTGAAGCTAGGATTCAAACAGGACTTCGTGGCAGTGTTGAAAAGCATAGCCGCGATATGCCTGGAGTAGTTGAACAACGTTTTGGACAATTACAAGAAATCGAAAGTATCTTAGAGTTCTTAAACATAGAACTACGTAGAATGCGTAGTGAGAAATTCAGGAAGTTTCTGGAGCATTATAACAGACAACTTACTAGCCGTGATGCGGAAAAGTATGTTGATGGTGATCCAGATGTCGTGAATCAACAGCATCTTATTAATGAGTTTGCCCTGTTACGTAACAAGTACATAGGACTATCAAAAGCATTAGACGCCAAGCAGTTTCAGATCAATAACATTGTGAAGTTACGTGCAGCTGGACTTGAAGATGTGAGTTTATAGTGTAACAGAAGGTGTGATCAGGCCTTGTTGTATATAGCTAACACAGA